GCCGTGGGCAGGGAGGTCGCCAGACACCAGCGTTGTGGCCGTCGTGACGCGCCCCTTGGCGTCCACGGTGACCTTCGTGTATGTTCCTGCCACCACGCCCGTCGCCGCCAACGAGGCCATTCCTGACGCCACCGCCAGGCCGCCAGCAGGATCAATGGATACGATCCCTTTGCTCGCTACGGTCGCGTCTGGATAGTAGAAGCTGCCGAAGGTCTGCCCGGGTGCGAAGTCGACGATGGCGTCGACGGCGAGATGGTTCTGGGCGTTGAGCTCGATCCCGAGGTCTCCAGAATCGTCGGCCTTCCGCCACTTGAGCGAGCCGGTGTTCGGCAGGCGCACGAGGCCCGTGCCCGCCTTGGCGCCGCTCCCGTATGATGCGCCATCCAGGAAGGTCTTGTTGCCGGTCACGACCTGGTCGCCGGCGGACCGGATGTAGTTGCGCGCCGCCACGGTGCCGAGTTCGTTTTCGATGGCGAGGACCGCCGACTGGAGTGCCGTCAGGAAGCCGGAGACCATGTTGGCCCGGACGATCGAGCCGTTCTGGTGCACGGCTGGCACGGTGCCGAACGCGCCCCGCTGACAGCCGGTGAACTGGTTGGCGGTCTTCGCCGTGTAGATGATCAGCTCATCGTCGACCGAGAGGATTCCATAGGCGGCAGCGAAGCCCAGGGATGTGGACGCCACGCTGAGGGTGGAGTCGCCGGCGCCGATGGCGTTGGTGGCAGTGGTCTCGAGCGGCTTCGCCTGGAACGCGTCCATCGGCGTGAACAGGCTCGATGCGTCGTCGATTGCGGTTGGAAACTTAGCCATTGAGCATGCCCACGTTACAGGGGAACTGGTTCAAGGCGCCGTCGGCCTCCGGCGCGAAAGGCACCGCGACGACGACGGGCTCGGCCCGCACGGCCCGCGGCTTGTGGTAGATCGCGCTCTGCGCCTGGCCACCGCCACCGGGTGCCAGAGGGACCGGCCTGCTATTCAGGCAGAACTGGTCGAAGGCCCAGAAGCAGAGAGAGCCGATCTCCGTTTGCTTCCACATCGAATAAGCTTGCAGGATGGGCGGGTCTGGCACACCATAGATTCCGGCCAGATACATGCACTCTCCGCCGGGGCGGCCAAGTTCCAAGGGGAACCGCATGGTCTGCTTCATCAACGAGGTGTTCTTCTGCCAAATGTCGAAATCGAAACCCTCACAGCGGAAGTACTTCACGCCGTAGCTTGAGCTTTTCCACTGGTGGGGCAGGTTGACGTGCATGTTGAGGCGGCGGAAGCCCGGGTCGGGCGCGGGCTTGCCCTGGTTGGCGTCGAGCGGCCAAAGACACTCGAACACGGAGGACGGATGGTACCTGCGGACGTAGGCGATGACCTCGGCGCAGTATTCCCAGATCCGGTCGTGAAGGAAGTCGGCGGCCTGCTGATCACTGGCGGGGTCGTCGGTGTTCGCGAGGAAGTGATGCAGCGGGCGGCCGAATCGCGCAAGGAAATCCGCTTTGGTCCCGTCGTCATAGAAGGGCATTCCGGAGGAGTTCGGGAAGTACCACCACTGCGTCTCGCCGAATTGCAGGACGATCGGCAATCCGGCGGACGCCAGTTGATCCGCACACTCCTTGTACATCTGTTTCAGATAGGATCGGACCCGCGCGCCGAAGTGCATCTGCGTGGATGGGACCGGCAGATCCACGGGAGCGCCGTCCCAGTAGCGCGCTGACATCGCGGTGGGCGGCCGGTAGCATTCCATCGAGAAGGCGAAGCTGGCACCGATGCCGGCCTGCCGGAACTGGCCGGCGAGATCGCGGATCCAGTTCCGCACGCCCTGCGTCATGACCGGCGAAATGCTGTCGATCATTTCCCAATCGCCCTCGGTACCCGGAATAGACAGTCCCGGCGTGCCCTGGGCAACGGAGAGGTTGCCGCTCGTGGTGATGGTAAAGGTATAGCCCGGCGCGCGAGATCGGATGCTGATCACGCCAGCGCTGCTGGTGCACCAGACGCCAGGGAACGTGACGTTCAGCAGGGCTCGGAGATGTGCGGCGACGTCGGCATCCGAGAGCCCGGCGCCCGGAGCGAAGTACAGCGTCGTCCCGGAGACATTGATCCAGAACGGATCGTCCGGCAGCCAGGAGCCGACCTGAACCGTGCAATTCGGGTAGGTCGCCTCGACGCGCCGCCGCTTGTTGTTCCAGAAGACGCCCATGTAGACATCGGCGTGCCCGCGGAAGCCGAGCTTCTGGAGTTGCCACACGTGCCAGGTGGGAGGCTTCTTGTAGCCGTGGTCGGTATCGAAGTCGATTGCCAGGGAGACGCGATCGTAGACCTGGACGGGATCCGGCACGTCCTGCGGGACCAACGGCCAGAGGTAGTCGTAATAGAAGTAGTAACCGATGCTGGCCGGGTTCTTGTCGAACAGAGCCGTGATCTGAACGGTGTGCGAGCCGGCCGCGATGCCGCCGCCGATCTTCTTCATCGCGGCCAGCCCATTGTAGTCGTTCAGATAGAGATCGAAGACCTGGGCCGTACCACCGTCGATGACGACCTCGATCTTGCCGGCGCTGGTCCCGAGCCAGGTGCCGACATAGAGATCGTGGACGGTGCTGCGCTGGTAGGTGACAGTCATCGCGCGCACGTCATTGGCGGCCGACGGCGCACAGCGCCTAGCATGGCCGCCGCTCCACCATCCTGCGCCGTATGGAGCCGCTTCCCAGAAACCTGTGTACGTGGTGCACTTCGACTCCTCCAAACGGTCGTTCTCGCTCGGGCCTCCAACCTTCAAGGCCGTGGGACCGGTCAGATTGATGTTGGAGATCGACACCTGCCACTCCACATCCGATCGCGTGCCGGTGATGGTGGAGATCCGCTGTACGGGGGTTCCTTGGCCCCAAGCCTGGGGAGTCGACGAGTCCTCGCCGCGGCGCACCAGGACACGGTGATACCAGCCGCTCGGCACGGCCGGATCGGGCATCACGAAGCCAAGGTTCGCCAGGCAGGTGATCCGCTCTTCGGACGCTGCATTGCCGACATAGTACTTGGTGTTTGCCGACATGGCGGCAGCGTTAACGATCTGCCACTCTTCCTCTGCGGCGGCCGGAGAAGCCGCCACACTGTGAAGCAGAAGCCCACCGTTGGCCAGGCCAAACTCGACGTCTTCGAATCGCGGCGCAAACGTCAGGTGGACCTTGACGATATCCGTCGCCGGTACGGGAACCAATGAAATCCGATCCCCATTAAGGAACCCGGTCAACTGCCCGAAGGGGAATGTGAACCTGTAGGCGCGGTCGTTGCCAGATCCCTGGACGGAGGTCGTGAGAACGGTATTCCCGATCTCGTCTCCGCCGCCATTGATGGCCACGATCTGATTCCCGTCATTGACCGACAGGCGCACTGGCATCCCGTTCGCGTCGCGTCCGTACTGCCCGAGCGCCGCGCCAAGGGTGACCTTCATTTCGAATGCCGTGTTGGTCGTCGAGAAGTCCTGCGCTGCTGCGAGCCCCAGAGAGGTCGGTTGTTCGCCATAGTCGGGAGTTGTGCTGATGATCATCCGGTCCTTCAGCACACTTCCGAAGTGGCGTGCCCGGGGCAGGACCCGGCACATGATCGTGTACTGTTCACCGAAGTGATGCTTTTTGAAGCTGGCAGTGAAGGTTCCGGCACCCACCGAAATCACCTTCACGACCTCATCGTTGGCTGACCCGATATCCACAGCCACATAATCACCAGCACGGATCTCTGCCGACGACGCCACTTTCACCGTCTTGACGCCCGGCTCCATTTCCCGAGAGAGCGTCGCTGGGCCGGACCCATCGGAACTGCCCACTTGCACCGGGCCGTTCACGCCGGCTTCCAGGCTGACCGTGACGACATTGCCGCTCGCCGTACAATCGACGAGATAGCTGGAGATTCCGACCATCGTAGCCAGCCGCGAAGCGATTTCGGCAGAGTCTGTCGCTCCGCTCTCGAGGACGCCCGCGCCGATGTCATTCACCCAAAGGTCGTGCCAGCGCGTCGGATCACCCGTCCACCAGATTGCCTGCTCGCAGGATGTCTGGCAGGGCGTCCCGACGTTGCTGAGTAGGCGTGTCTCGAGATTGCATTCCGCAACCGCATCTACAGAAGAGCACGACCATCGAGCGCCCATGAAGTGGACGTGCGCCGTATCGGTGAGTGCGGGAGTTGGCTGGCCGACCAGGAGCGCATCCAACGCTTCGGCCTTCCGGTCAGCGAGCCTGATTTTGAAGGAGCCGGGCTGGCAGCCGCCGGAGACGATCTGCGCGTAGATCATCAACCGGACTTCATAGACGTTTCCATCGGTGGTTGTGATCGTCAACTGGTCCCAACCCACCGAGGCGTAGCGCACGCAGTCCGGGCGGACATTGCCTTCCTCACCATTCACCGGCAGCACCTGCATGTCGAATTGCAGGGTGACGCCGGAGAGGTCCGTCACCGGCAACGGCTTCACGCGCAGGTGGTTGAAGTAATCGTATGCGCTGAAGAGCTGGACGTTGGCGAAGTCCTCTGCCGCTTGAAAGATGCCGGAGATCTGGAACCCGGTCTCCGTCGCATCGTGGATCGTAGTGGTCGCGGCTTTCCCGCTGAACCCCTGCAGTTGGACAGTCCTGCGGGGATCGAACATGTGAATTGGCTCAGGCATCTAGGTTTGCACCACGACGGTGAGATCGGATCCGGAATTCGGGTACGGGACACCCTTGATGTCGAACGAAAGGTCGTATCCCTCCCGGAGAACCGGCGTCGGCCAGACCGCGGGGCGCAGCGTCGTGTTTGCCGGGTGGTTCTTCGTGACCACCGCTGTGAAGGTCTGAGCCGCCGGATCGAGGCTCTGGATGTAGGCGTACTCCTCGTTGGGGCCGCCGAAATCGAAGAAGACGAAGTCGTACTCGACAAGCCCGGTGGTCGTCGCGTCGTGGGACGCCGTGTGCACCACCTGCGGAGCCGGGCTCGCCGCGATCGGCTGTGTCGTGACCAGCCCGTAGTCGCGATAAGGAAGCCGGCGAGACTCGGGAGGCCCGAAGCCCTCAACCACCAGATGCTCGTAGGTCGTCTTGTACGGGGTGCCCGCGTTCTGGGCGACGCCCATCTTTTCCAGGACTTCCCAAGTGTCACCACCATCGCGCGAGTACTTGACGGTCAGTGCGCACGAACCGTCGCTGCTACCGGTCTGGACGTACGCGAACACGCAGCGAATGGACGCAGAATCGTGCACGCGCATCGGAATCGCCACGCCGTCCTGGGCGGCCAGCGCACCCGGCACCTGGAACGTATAGGCGCCGCCCGTGCAAGTCCTCTCGCCGGGCATCAACGGCTCGTTGTGGTGCGAGAGCGGAAACACCGAGTAGGGTCCGTAGCCGAAGTGGTTGGCGACGCTGACGACCGCCGCAACGATGCACGCCGACGGTAGCTTCGCCTCGACGCGCGCCGGCAGCCCAGGTGTCCGGAAGAATCCCTTCTTCACGCTGTAGGTAAAGGTCTTCGCATCAAGCTTGTAGAACTTCACTCCCGCCTGGTGGGCGCAACGCATAGTGTCGAATGTCGCTTGCCCGGCAGAAGCTGCCGGATACGCCCGCTGGAACTGGAACTGCCCCGTCAGCACCACATCGCCCGTATTGCCGGGGCCGACGATCTGCGCGCACTCGTAAGAGCGACGCCCGCTGTGGCCTGCATCGGCGGCCTCGTCATTGATGACGACGAAGTCTCCAACTCGAAACGCTCGAGTCGTGCCAGGGTTGACCGTGCACTCTGTGAGAAGTGGATCGGTGGCCGCATCCACGTCCCCGTCAAACATGGCCCATAGGTCGGCGGTCAGTTCGTCCACATAGTAGAGCGAGAGGGCGACTTCCGAGGCGCTGACGACATTGGTATTCCCCGCGGCGTCCGGTGTGACGACCATGTTGTTGAGCGCGAAACTGCCGTAGTCCGTGAGCATGGGAGTTGCCGTCACAGCACCGGGGACGCCGGTGTCGATGAGGACCTCTTGCGGCTCTGGGGACGCCACGACATCGGCGGGCTTCGGTCCAGCGACGAGGTCGTACATGGAGTCGGTCGTAGTCCGGCCCTGGATGTCGATCGAGTAGTCCTTGTTGAGCCGCCACGACGTGACGCGGAACTCGCCCAGGCCGCCAGGCATGTCCGCATGCGTCATCGAGCAGACCATCCCCGGCTCGACGTTGAGCGCCAGGACCGTCGTCCGAAAGGCCAACTGGCGCGCCGCCTTCCACTCCGCAATGCTGGTGCCGCCTAACTCCTCGCGCAGCCGGATGCTCACAATGCGCGCCGCCTGCGACTTGGTGCAGGTGCCGGCCAGGTTCACATTCGACTTCAGGAAGAGCGGACCCGCCGCGCCGCCCAGAAGCGTGGCGCGATCGATGTCGTAGACGGTGACCGAGTTATTGACGAACTTGTAGTCCTGGTCCGCGAAGTTGGCGGTGAGGTGGTTGAATGACGGCTTCAACGGGGCTAGCTGGAGCGAATTGAAAACGATGTTCCCAATAGTGAATGCCTCGACTGACGAGGAGTTCACGCGCACGCCGATCTTGAGCTTGCCGAACGAGAACGTGTAGTACCCCAGGCAGTTCATGAGCACTTCCTGGAGCCAGTCGCGGAGGGGCTTCTCCTCCTGCAACACGCCTCGGAATTTGAATTGCGTCTCGCTGCCGGTGCCGACGAGCGCGGTCACCTGCTGGTCGCAGACTGCCGCCGCTTCGAGTGCGGCTTGCACGTCGAACAGTGTCTCCGCGAAATCTAGCTGCTGAGTCGTCGCACCATATCCGAGGCGCAGGCCGCGCGCGCGCATCAGCATGTTCACTGCGATCCAAACCGGATTCACGAGAGCCGTCCCGTAGACTCGCACGCCGGGCGAGGTCCACACCCACCCACGCATGCCCATCTGGACGTATGCCACCATCGCGTGATCGCCAGGCTTGGTGAGTTGCAGGCCCTTGGCGTCGCTACGCCGGATGACGATGAACGCGGTTCCGGCCGCGAAGTTGTCCTTGTATGTGGAGGCGCCGGAGTAGATCTTGCGCCAATCGCCGCCCGTGATGTTGCCGGATTGGTCGAGTGAAAAGAAGTCCGTCGATCCCGCTGGATCGGTGCCGAGACACTGGCGCAGGCCATAATCGTTATTGGGGTAGCCGTGGTGCGCCTGGCCATCGAGCGTACTGCCGACAAACGTCTCGGCTAAGCCGTCCTGATCGAGGTCCACGTAGTGCGCCGCCGTGTAGGAGATGAGTGGCCCTTCGCCCACGATCCCCACTGCCTCGTAGAAGTCGCTCTCATCGCGGCCCGCCGCCACCTTGCAGTTCACCGGCATTTCGCTGTCGGTGTAGATCTCTGGGATGACCTGGTCGTAAATGGAATCAGAGACCAGCGACACGCTGGTAATGCCTGACCGCCGGAAGCCGAAGACACCGGTGGAATTATCCCTAATGCCCACGCCCTGCGGTTCGGCAATGATCGCGCCATAGTACCGCTTCATGCCGTGCGCGAGACACCCGTTCGCCGTGTCGTATCCCTTGTCGCACTTGGCAAGATCTGCGGCGGGAAAGTGAATCAGATCGAGCCCGCCAGCAGTCGAGAATGGGCAGGCGCCGACGTTGAACGCCTTCCAGCAGGAGCGCGACACCTTCCGCGTCGGATACGGCAGATTCAGTTCGTACAAGCCATCGGCGGCGGTGACCTTGAACTCAGCGCCGGAGTCGAACTGCCAGTTGATGATGTCGCCCTTCCACAGGTCGAGTTTGATCTGCTGCCCGACGTGGTACAGCGAGAACTCGATATTCGCGCGGAACAAATCCACGTCGTTGGCCAGCTCGCGCATCACGCGATCGGCGTTGCCGAAGGTGAACGTGGCGTCGTCGGACTCGTTCCCCATGCCCTGCGAGATGCCATCGAAGTCGACAAGACGTGCCTGATACAGTTGCGCTCCGATGGTGCAGCGCCGGTCGGAGAGATAGATGGCAGGGTAGCTGCTCTGGAGAGGTTGGATCCTGATCAGCGGAATGATCTGCTGAACCTGGGAGAGCAGTGCGGTCTTGAGTGCGGCCGCCGGAAACCGGGTCACCGTCGAGGAGAGCGGATATGTGGGATTGGAGGCCGGGATCTCGATGAGCGTCACGCCCAGGCTGCAGGCGTGATCCGCGAGCATTTCCCAGGACAGAGGCTCGTTGGCGAACCGGCAGATGTAGGCGGTGGTGCCGTTGCCGTCATCGTTGGGTGCGTTGTAAGTGAACGCGCCGTAGGGACCGTACTTCGACTCCCAGAAGTCGCGGAGCGCGCGCCGGTCAGCGTCACGCAGGAAGGCGCGCCGCACGGTGAAGCGCTTTGCGCCCGCGCCCAGCAAGAAACGCTGCTCCAGCTTGCAGTTGCCGCTCCCAAACTGGTGGATCGCCACGTCCGGATGGTTCGATCGCCCGAACGGGTAGTCCGGGACGATGGGGAACGTGCCGGAGGCAGCGATTTCGGGCACGTCAATTCGGCCGATTTGATCAGGCATTACGCACGCTCAGCGTTCCTCAACTTTCACAATGAAGGAGCGGTCCTCCGTCCGGCCGCCGGTCGTGGTGATGCGATCGGTTACCGTGTACGACTGGTCCGCCACCCCGCCCGAAAGCCAGGCGGTTGTCTTGGTGGCGGTCTTGGTGTCGCTCACCTTCGTCAGCCCCGCTGGCACTGTCCAGTCGCTCGTGGCGATCTCGTCGCCGTCCAGCCACCTGGACCAGTCAATCGAGTAGTCGAGAATGGCGTCGGGGTCCTTGGTGAACGTCATGGGTGGATGCTCCTCGTCTCCTTCTGCACCACAAGGGTCCGGTCCTCCGCGGCCGGCGCCAGCGCCCGGACTTCGCGCCGCACGGCGAGGGAGCGGGATTCAAAGCCGGGTGCCATCGTGCGGATCTCTCTCCGTGCGACCAGTGTGCGGATGAGGGGAGTCGCAACCGCCGACAGGATCACGCCGATGGCTTGCGACCAACCGGCCGCAACACCAGACAGCGCGCGCACGCAGGCAAGCCGCCCGAGAAGGGTGGTGGCACCGGTCGCGGTACCGGCCAGCGGGCGCACACATGTCAGCCGTACGCGAACCTCGGCTACTCCTGCGGCGGTTCCCCGGAGCATCGCGAGGACCGACAGACGCGCGGACGTCTCGCCGCCAGCGGCTGCGATCCCGGCCAAGGTGCGAGTTGCCCGGAACGCGCCTGAGGCGGTCCCGCAACCAGTCGCCGCGCCCACCATGCGCCGGAGCACCGCGAGTTGGGCGGTTCCCGAGGATTGTCCGCATGCCACGCCACTCAGCGGGTGGATGACGGGAACATGCGCCCCTTTGAACAGCAGGAGCAGCGACATTCGCTTACTTCTGCACGGCCATCTCGAAGACCTCCGCGCCGCCCATCCGCTGCAACAGAATGAAGACGAGCTTCGTTGCGCCGTCCACGAACATGGCCGTGGCCATGCGAGCGCCGACCGCCGACGTACCCTGCGGATACCGCATGTAATAGGCGGGGCTGATGACGCGATTCTTCACGTCGAACTTCAGGCAGCGCTGGCCGCCGTTGTAGTTGATGAACGCGAAGCGTCCGTTGCCGGTGAATGGATCGGGTGTGATTGTGGTCCCAGTCGTGAACAACGCGCCGCCAGAACCGCCGTACGCCACGCCGCCAGTCCACAGGCCATTTGCGCCGCCTGCGATATCAAACAGGTCGAGCGTCGCCACGTTGCCGCCGCGAAAGCTGTAGATGTAGCTATGGCGCGCCTGCTTGGCGGAGTCCGGGCGCATGAAGAACGAGGGGCAGGAGACGCACCCTGCTGCCATCGCGGCAGGACGCACGCCGAAAGTGGTTGTATCCCAGGTGTTCGCGGTGATGTTGTAGGTGAACGTGCTGGTGCTCGCCGAAGACCAGAGCACAATCCGGTCACCGTTGTTCTCGATGACGAAGACTGCGTTTGCCGATGGCGTAACACTCCAGGCGGGCACCGTGTACACCGGCGACGCCCCCGCCGTGTGAGACGTGATGTTCCTGCGCTGCCCGGCTGCGGTCGGGTTTACAGTATCCTGCAGGATCCGGATCTGGAAGTTCCGGTACTCGTTCAACAGCACCGCCGCATCGCCACTGGCAATCTGCCCCGTGATATTGGTCGCCGCCGACGCTGTCGCTGTCAACTGACCGAAGAACCCGTCGCCCGGATTCGCATCATACGGCACATAGGATTCGTCGAGCCCGACGAAACTGGAGTCGGTGCTGATCGTGGCCGGCAGGTTTGTGGTCGCAAGGCTGGAGGAGAACGAGTTGGTAGCGATGTCGTAATACTTCCAGATGCCCGCCGCCAGAGTGCCAGCACCCAACAGAAACAAGCGGCCCGAAAGGAGTTCGTACGCGTCACCAGCGGCGGGAGCGAAGGAAAGCGGCGAATCGAGATAGAGCGTCGGCGCGGAGCCGCCGGTGTTGCCGACGATGTACCGCTCCTCCGTCTTGCCGGAGCCACCCGCGCTATTGCCGACGATCCGGATCTTGTGCCCGTTGCTGTTCCCCTTGTTAGCCAGCTGGTTGGGTGCGACCGCGGCCGGGAGAGCGGTATTCAGCACCACGCTGGACGTGGTAGCTCCGGAGGCCAGCGTTCCGCGCGGCCCCTGCGACGGCATCATCACTGCGCCGGCGCCCGCGCCGAATGTGCCGGCCAGGGCAGGCGACGCGAGCGTGAACCAATCGTCGTCCTCAACGTCGTACGCGTGCAGCCCGGTATTGCTGGCCAGCTGGAAGACGTACGCGCCGCGGTCGCTGTTGTTGCGGAGGCCCGCCACCAACTGTGTGCCCGCGCCGGAAGCGACAGGAGCGTTTGCGACCGGCCGCCACTCGGGAAGATCGATGAGAGGTTTGAAGTTCAGAGTCGTCGGCATTTAGCTGATCCTTTGACGGACGGAGTTGTGCCAGAGATTGCGATCCGTGGGCTTCAGCAGCACGTCCTGAATCGGGTAGCCGTTCATCTGGCTCTGATTCGTCACAGTGCTTACGGTGGTCACCGTGGTCACTGCCGAAATGGTCGACAACGTGAGGCTCCCGGTGATGGCATCCAGCAGAACGCGCAGGCGTCCCGTGCCGGGGTCCTGCGAAATGGGCCTTGTGATGGCCTCCAAGATCGCGTACAGGGCAGCGCTGATGTCCGAGAGACTTACCTCCTGCGTGCCGTCCGCTCGCACACTGGCATGGTTCTCCGACCCCTCCGCGCCGTCCGTGAGTTTCATTCGCTGGTAGTGCCGGCCAAACGCGACTTGATCGGTCGCGACCGTCGCTCCAGCACCAGGCGAGATGTCGATGTTGTCGGCCACGATCTCAGTCCTCCTTCACCACGAGCGTTCCGGGCATGAACTGCCCGTAGTCGTCCTGCTCCACCGTCTTGGGCACCGGGAGCACGTCCCAGTACAGGAGACTCCCGTTCGCAAGCGCGTCGTAGACCCCGAACGCCACCGCTCGTGCCCAGTCCGCCAGCGCCGGACCGAAGGATGCGGTGTCCGTGTTTGTGATCTTTCGGACATTCCCCGTGTCGGTTGCCGGAGTGTCGAACGTAACGGCTTGCCTTGAGTAGCCGTTCCCGGCGAGTTCCGTTCCCGCCGCTGCATCGTTCGCGGGCGCCACGGAAAGCAAGCCGACGTATGGTGTCATCCCGTTGAGCGTGGTCCCGCGCAGGACATTCAGCACGGCGTCGGAGTGGATTTGCGATTTCCCAGGCATTGTGTCTCCCTCAAGCCAGTTCGATCAAGTCGATGGACACGTCGGACCTTCCTGGTCCGTTGGACTGCTGCCAATCGCCGTTGAACCGGACGATGTACCGGCCAACGGTTGCGACGCCCGTTGGATCATGTGAAAACGCCGGGTTCGTTTCGTACGGGTCGTAGAAGTAGAACGGTTCGGTCGCGCCGTTCCGCGCGTCGAAGAAGTTCCGAAGTTCGATCAGCGCGGTGGGTGTGAGGCGCTTCGCCTGCCGCCACTGACGCCTGCTACTTACCGCCAACACCGACCGTTGCGACTCCCCGTTCTTGTACTCGTTCTCGATCACCGGGTACGTCCGTTGATGGACGAACGTGCGGCACAACGACTGCGGGAGGACTGAGGCAGGTGCTGCGTTCTCGACGTTTCCGGGCATGGCTTCAAGATGTCAGCGTGCCGGGGCTCAATTGGAGGCTGGTAAGCTCGCGCCTGTTGGCGTTCGACTTCGTCGCGGCCATCGATGCGCTCTGCACCAAGCGCGGGTTATTGGTGATGGCCTGCACCGCCTGGCCTTGGAGTAGGGCGGTCGTGGCTGGCCCGTCGAGTTGAATCACCAAACCGCCGCCAGAGGGAGTTCCGGTGCCAATCTTATCGAGTCCAGGGAGTCCTCCCAAACCCGGCAGCGGCGTCCCGTTACTGTACGACGGCGCCTGGAAGAGTGACCCGCCCGTCTCTACCAGCGAGAGGGGCGTCACAGTTCCGGGCATGCCGGTCGGTTTCTGCCCCGTGGTCATGGCATACAACTGGATCAAGTCGCGAATCTGGGGCGAGCGGATGGCCATGTCGATGTTGCCGCCGAAGCCGGACTTGGTCATGTCTACGATTTGCTTCAACACGCCCTTGTCGGAAATGTCGACCCCGTAGAGTGCCTTGATCTTGTCCTTCGTCTTCTCTGTCGCGCCCTTGATGAACATGCGGATGCCTCCGGCGAGTGCGCCAATCGCAGCGCCGATGGCGGCACCAACTGGACCGCCGAACTTCGCCCCGATCAGCGCTCCGCCCGCGGTCGTTTCGCCCAAGCCAAGCCAGCCACCGCGGCGAAGGCCATCCATGGCGAGCATCGCACCGCCTGCCAGCATTGCTCCGCCCTTCATGCCGCCGACGCCTCGGTAGGAACCGGCGACCTCGCCGCCGAAGTCGCCGCCCTTCGGCCCAAAACCGATGTTGCCAAGGCCGCTCAACAGGCCCTTCCAGCCGCCAAGCATGCCGCCGCCTCCGCTCCCGCTGGTACCGGCTCCGTTAGCGCTGCCGAGCCCGAGCATGCCAAGCAGCCCACCAACACCGCCTGCGCGTCCACTCCCGCCATCGGGCGCGACGAATGGAGGAGTGGCGCCTGGCATGCCACCGCCCGGCATCAAGACCGCACCCAGGGAGCCGAACAGCCCTCCGCCACCGCCGCCGCCGAATATTGGCGACGAACCGCCACCCATGCCGCCCAGGATGCCGCCACCCTGGCCGAACGACACGCGCGTCCCCGTGAACAACTGCATCAGCATCGCGGCCACGCGCGACGTGACGACTTCCTTGATCGCAGTGAGCATCGCGGTCTTCAGCGAGTTGCCAATCGCAGCCCACACGGACTGCGACTTCGTCAGCAGCGCGTCGAACACGCCACCGGCCTGCTGCTTCAGAGAATCGAAGATCCGCCTCTGCTCATCCCGGACCAACTGTTCCTGCCTGATCGAGGCATGCTCGCGAGCAGCGCCGATCGCCGCGTCCGACGCCTCGTCCGAGGTTGCGCGGACGGCGGCCCGCTCGCCCCGAAGTTTCTCCAACTCAGCTGCGATCACTGCCGCATCATATGCGAGGCCGCGAAGCCGGGTCTCTTCCTGTGTGAGCATTCGGGTGGTGTCGCCATCGTAGAGCGCCTGCCTCACCTCGTGTACTTTCTGCAGGTACTCCACTTCGATCGCCATCTTCTTCTGCTCGACGGCGAGCTTCTGCGCCAGGGCTTGCGCATCACTGGCCTCCAACGACCGCAGGCGCGCGTCACGCTCAAAGCCGGCGCGCTGCTCGTTGAAGCTATAGACCTGGGAGGCATTGTCCATTGATCGGTTCAGCACCTCGGCTTCGTGCTGCAACCGCGATTCGAGGAGCTTGCTCTCGCGTGCCATCCGCACGTTGAAGAACTCGTTCCAGTCCTTGATTGCCTCCTCGGCGTCCTTGCGCTGGATCGCCTGGACCTTCAGGCTGAGGTCCTTCTCCAAGTTCTCGCGCGTCTCCGCCAACATGCGGAAGTGTTGCTCAACGCCCCGATCGTCGATGAAGCTGGTGTGCTTCTGCGCCTGCTTCATCACGCCGTATACGGCAGAGGACACTGGGGACTGTCCCGTCTGGGCGGCCATCAACGCATCACGTGACTCGCGCAGTGCCTCGGCCTGCCTCTTGCGGATGTCCTGCGCGCGCTTCAGTTGTTCCAGGCTCGGCTCGTGGATTGGCGCCTCGTTGCCGATGATCTTGATCCTGCTCTTGCTGAAATCCCATCCTTCGCCAGGCAGCGCCTTCCTCCCAGAGATCAACTCGCGGATCTGGTCGTCCGTCAGGCCCTGCTTTCGCAGCGCATCCGCCGAGGTCCTGCCTTCGAACAAATCACTGCGCAGTGCGTCACGCTTCTGTTGGTCGACTTGCTGCTCTACGCGGTCCCGGCCTTCTTTCCACGTGTTGTGAATCGCAAAACCGGCAGCGCCGATACCGATCGCTGCGAGAGCAATGGGATTGGCTGCCATCACGGCTCCCAGGCCTGAGATCACAGATCCAAGGCTCCCAATGCTGGAGGTGATGGCGACGATCTTGCTGACCAGCGCCGCAGTCGCCAGCGCGCCGCTCAGAAACAGCGCTGCCTGCCCGAACTTGCCGAGGAGGTCGGCGTTTTCGCGCAGCCAGCCAACCATATCCCTTAGCGCGCGAACGATGCTGCGGAATTCATCCTGGAACTTCGCGCCGATCGCCTCCCGCAGTTCGTCAGTTTCCCGCGCGAGCGCCTTCATCTGCGCTTCTGCCGTATTCGACGCGGCCGCCGCAGCGCCCTGAATCTTAGCAGCCTCACGGACCACTGCGGCGTATCGGATCTGCTTCGTTTCGTTCTCTGTCAGCGTCCGCCCCAGCTTCAACTCCTGGATCTCGGTCTCTTTGTTCAGGTCCAGATACAGACCCAGGCTGCGCAGGCCGCGAGAAGCGCCGGATTCAACAGCCAGCAGGATCTTCTCCATCGCCTCACCAGCCGGAACATTCTCGATGGCTGCAGCGTCCTTGGCGATCTTCGCAAGACCGGTCGCCTTGCTCAGATCCATGTCCGCAATTATCAGCCGGTTGACCGTGTGGATGGCTTCCTCGCCGTGGTAGCCAACCCGTCGAACGGCTGCCACCGTAGCCTCGAATGCGCCTGCGGTCACACCGTGCGCCTTCGCCAAGGCAAGCCCGGACTGCTCGAGCTTGGCTTCGTGAGCAGCCATCTTCGCTGCCTCCACCGTCCATTTCATCGCCCACTCGATGGCCTTCTTGATGCCCTCGGCCAGGAGACTCCCGGCGGCGGCGCCCTTCACCATGGAAGCGGTCATGCCGTCGATACCCGCGGACGCACCGCGGGCGGCCTTCCCCGCCGCCTGCTCCATGCTGGAGAGACCGGTGTTGACGCTCTTGATGGAGGCATTCGCCTTGTTGACGTCCACCTCGACTACGAGTTCGAGCTTATTGTTGTCGGCCATCGAAGCACTCTTGACGATGCTAGACGATAATCATCTGTATGGCGGAAGATTCAGTTCGTGATCTCGTGAGATACATTCGTGCTGTGCTCCAGGAGAAAGGCCCTCTCGGCGCATTCCTGCTTTCAGAATTGGACGCGTCAATTTCGCGTGGAGTCGAAGAGACCTCATCCAGCGATCGCCAGGAGAAGGTTCTACCAACGCAAATCATCGGCCGGCGCGCGCCGAACGATGCGGAACTGCTTGGAATTCTGGTCAGCACGTTTGAGACCTACCTGCTGACACTACCTGCGGTATCTGATAGCTTGACCACCTATCTGCGTGGACACCATAAGGTCGAACAAGTTGAAGTCACGCTTGATCCTAGCCTGCTCGGTGTAGAACGGCAGCGCACTGGCCGGGCTCAAATCGATGAGATCGCGCCCCGCATCCCAGACGAGAATGCACGCGCCGCGCTCAGAGCACTCAACGAGTTCGTGGCAGAAGCCATGGACGGGAGGGAATGAGAAATGCCCAAACCCTCGCTGGCCCAGCTCAAAGCGTTGATCGATGTAGTACTCAGCTCACTCAGTCCAAATACTGCCGTGTATTTGAATCGCAACACTGCTGATGCCGCATATGCAGGCTACATCTTCGGGTTGGTGTTACAAGCAGTGGAGCGCGTAGCCGATCCGAACTCGGTTCGACTCGATTCGGCTCAATCTGGGCCACAACAACCGCCGCCGCCGAGCGTATTTGTTATACGTGGAGCTCCTGGCGCGCTTCATTCGGTAGACCAGGATTTTGGGTTCGCAGTCTTCGGCTACAAAGAGCAGGACTATGAGATTCACCTTGGGGTGCAATATCGAGGATCGTCCGACGTGTTACATGAATTCGACATCTCGATTATTCCAGCCCAGGACGCAGACGATAGTCGGAAAAAGCGGAGGCCCCCAGGACCGGGAAAGGCGTGCGCAGTTTTCGAATGCAAGTTCTACGACAAGAACTTGGGGATCGAACTTGGAAGGGAGTTCGTGGGACTTCGGTCCGACTTCACGTCCGTGCCGATGGCACGTCTAGTCACGAATTCTGATTCTGAGAGCGTCGCGCTCTTTCTCAAGAAGAATAACCGGCCGAAACTCTCCAGGCGCATTGAACCTGGCAACGCAAACATGGAAGTTGAATTCGTGTGTGCCGTAGCGGATGAATTGAGAAACTCGCTTTAGTTAGTATTGGTCGCATCGTCGGACGGCTTCGCTCCGTTGGCCCGCTAGCCCAGAGATATGCGCATTGCAGGTAGTTTAGATCCTGCATGCGCCGTAGGGTCAGTTTATGGCTGTCGACCCCTTCTAACCGTCAGACATGGTCCACCTCTGGAGCGGAAACTATGGAAGTCGACCTTACTGTGCTCATCTGACACGGTGCCCTCCCAATCCTGGCAGTTCTTCTCGTTCCAGCAAGTCCCGCTCGTCCGCGATAATCAGCACGGCGCAGAACTCGTCGGCGCGAATCTCGTCCAGGCCGATTCGAACCCCTAGTTTCAGCGCGCCCATCAGATCGAGAGCGCGCCGGATGAGCAGCCCCTTCTCCCCGCATTGGGCTGCATCCAACCTGTCCAGTGGGCAATCGTCGCAGCGCTGGCCATTCTCCTCAGGCGCATCGGGGCACAGGCCGGGATCGCACAGCTCCTCGCGGCGCAGCGCCCAGTGCACCAGGAACCGGAACGACGGATCATCCGGCCACTCCCCAGCTAAAAACTTGCGTCACGATCCTCCGCGAATGCGGTGTCCAGCGCATCGATGGCAGCCTTCACCGCGACCGCCTGGTGGATGATGGGCACTTCGCTTGCATACCCCTCGGTGGCGGTGACGAGCTTCTTGTAGAGCGCCGCAGCGGACCCGATATTGATGGTCACCTCTTGCCGGCCAAATGGCATATCCAGTAACCGTGCGAAGCCGCGACGGTACTCAAACACGTCCTTGGCCGAAGGCATCTTCAGCGAGTGGAGGGTTGTTGCGCCCAGTACCCGGAGTGTGACCCTGAACGAATCGCCATCCGGGATCACGTCGTCCACTTCCGCCAGGCTCAACTGCTCGACCACCTTCATGGCTTCGAAGGCATCGAGTGCTGGGGCCTCGCCCTCGTGGGGCTTCTCTTGGATGAGTGCCACCAGTGCGGCGTCCACATCCTCGCCGTTGGCGACCGTGGTCTCGGAGATGCCGCGCCCCAACTGTTTCACCAGCACCTTGCGGCGTCGTTGGCGGGCGATCCATTCTTCGTCAGAAGGAAAGCGAACTCGAACGGTCTTCACGCCGCCCGGTGCTCGGAGATTGATTGCGATGGGCCTGCTTGCGTCAAATGCTGGAGTTTCCATGGGTTGATCCTTTCTTACTGGCAGATAGCGTCCACATTGCATTTCGCAACCGCCGTGATGAGGCCGTTGGTCACGTCGTAGATCGGAGTTGCCTCCACCGCGACCGTAACGATCTGGTCCGTCTCGCCCACTTCCGCAGTGGCGAACGCCACCTTCTGCCACGTGATGTCGAGCGAGTTGTTGGTGTCGAACTGGAGATGGATCACCGCCGTGCCAGTGGTCTGCGCCTTGAGCAGAGTCAACTCCGTGGAGTTGTGATCGAAGCGAGCTACGAACTTGAGCGCGCCTTGCCGGTTGCCGAACTCCAGCCTGCCACGAATCGCGCCTGTGGTCGCGTCGCCTGGCGTCTGGAAGTTGGAGCCTGGATAGAAGCCCGCATCCATGCGGAGGTTGTTCTTCCACGACGTTTCGAGCGAGACGATGTTCTTGCTCGTCACGTAGTCGACGCCGTTGATCGTGAGAGTCAGGGACGCCGACGGCAGGAGCTTCTCCACGGTCGCTGCCGGCATGGTGATGGCGGAAGGCTCCGTCAGTTTCCCGCTGCCGTGGAACTCGATGTTGAGCTTGCTGTTGGCGCGGCCAGGACCAGAGCCAATCGAGATCGTCCATCCTTCGACCGCGCAACCGGGCATCAGCCGGTCTATCACGGAACCAGCACCCGGGCGGATCTGTTCCACAAAGGAGAAGTACGGCAACTCCGTCGCGTCTCCGTTCGCCGGAATCAGCGGCGTGCAGGTGTAGATCCAGTTGCCCGCGGATCCGCTTTTCACGACCTTACCCAGCCCAAACGCCATGGCCCACGCAGCCATCTCCGCACTCAGGTACTTTTCGAGCGTGCCGCCCGTGTCCCAGGAGGTCTTGAACGTCGTTGTTGCGAACTCGTGGCCCTTGCCGTACTCCTCGGCGTCGTTCTCGGTGTTCAGTTTCGGGTTTGCGAGTTGGGCGTTGAGCTTCCTCAGGCGCCACATCGCGGCGACCAGATTGGCGGTCGCGATATCTGTCTGCTTGCCGAAGCCGAAGCAGATCTGGACTTCTTGCAGTCTAGTCGTCGACACGTTCTGCTACCTCCTTGGTTTTGACTGGCGTTCTGGCCGGCGGCTCGCATTGGCTCCAGCCAGCGACCATAAGCGATGTCAGGTTTTCGGGCGTTGCATCGACCTCTTTCGGTGCGCCCACGCCGAAAGGAGGAGCCATCCACACCTTATCCATCAGTCGTCTCCGATCTCCGTAAATGACAGCGGCACTTCGAAGTAGTCCAACCCCTCCGCATCGGTCTGCCGCTGGATCGATGGCAGATCCATCGGGTAGCAGGACGTGTGGACTGTCGCGTTGAGCATCGGCTGGCCGGCCGCCGTAGGCACGCCCTTCGTGATCAAACGGAACAGCCGGTAGTACGCGGTCTGCGCGTCGCCTTCGAACGTCTCCCGCGCGCGTAGGAATAGCGTGACCTGGTGCTTCCAGACATCGACACCACCGAACGAGCCGGGCTGCGTCCCCTGCCACACCACCATCAGGCCCGGCGCCGGCATGCTGTGGATCGCGTGCACCAAGCTGACCTGCTTCGGATACGAGTCGTGATACGGGTAGACCCGCTCCGTATCGCCGTCCATCTCTCTCACCAGATCCGGCACGTCGCGCAGCATCGCAACGAGGTTATTAACGATCTCGGAGGCGTCGATCATAGCTACTTACCTCCGAGGTGCCTTTCGATCACGAGCCGAGGCGCCGCCTCGCGCAGGACGCGGTTTGTGGCGTCCACGACAGCCGCCTTGTTCTTCGGCGAGAACACAATCCATGGTTCGATCTTGTTGGTGATCCACGCCTTGATCCTGTCCTTCCGCGTGGAGTTGCTGGCCTTCGCCTTGTTCTCGCTGACCGTCCGGACCAGAAGGTTTTGCAGCATGCCACCGGAGAGCGTCAGGTTGCGCCGGTTGCCTTTTCCCATCTTCGTTTTCCGGATCGCATAGCGCTTGGTGAGCGGCTTCGCGGACGTGTCGGTCGGACCCTGTGCGGCGGACAGACGATTCTTCACAGCAGCTACTCCGACGCTGCCGATCTTGTACATCTGCTCCTGCCGAAAGTTCAGCCGGTCCAGCCGGATCTGCTTCTTCTGATAGATACGAATCGATGCCATCACGCCCTCCGCAATCCGAGGTTGAATCCGCCAGCCTGATCCGCCAGAGCGCGCCACACGATGTAATCAACGCCCTGGATTGTGGCGCGATCTCCGCGAACCGGGGGCGTCGCGAGATCGGAGATCGTCAGTGCGAGTTGCAGATACACACCGTCCTGTTGCTGTTCTTCTTCGGTTGCCCGCGTCACCATTCCCGTCACGACAACCGGTTCACCGGCCTCGGGTTGATACACCACGGGTTCACCAAACGTCTGCTGACATGCATCGGTCAGCAGTGCCGCGAAGTTGGACCAGACACTCATAGGGGGAGACTGGGGCGGTTCAGGAAACCGCCCCCGAATGATCAAGTTAGGCGGTGTGGACGCGGTAGGCGATCTTGACGGACATGACCGTGTCCGCGGCCGCGTTGCCGCCATACTCGCCGGCGCCCGTATTGTGCAGCACCAGTGCCTTGTTGACCGATCCCGTGTTGACCACGATCGCATCGATCTTCGGCAGCGCGTTCGTGATGATGTTCGCCGCCTGGTCGATGAAGCCGGTCGCTTCGATCGCCTGAGAGACGATGGCGCCGCTTCCGTCCGTGTACCGGATGGCCATATTAGCGGCACTCTCCGAAAGCACGTTCGTGCCGTAAGTGAGAACCAACACAGCGCTCACGAACTCGAGCACCTTGGTCGCGCCGGGAGCCGCCACCAGGGTCACAGGTGCGGCGCGCAGGGCTTTGATTTGGGCGTTGGTCAGGGCGACCACCGCATACTTCAGAATCGAGCCGTCCAGCGGCGCGTTGTAGCCGCTCGAGAGACGGCAGTGGACCGTCGCGCTGGGGTTGCCCGCAGCTTCGACGGCGACCGCCACAGGAATCCCTGTGCTGGTCTTGTTGAGCTCCTTCGCAGAGTCGTCCCAGTACAGAACGTCTCCCGCGCCGATCGCCAGCGCGGAGGTCTTCTTCAGCCAGAATTCGCCTTCGGTCATTAGTGCGACCGAGGCATTGAGTACCGCGTCAAACGAGGCCACGCCGAACAGCGAGCCCACCAGGCAACCATCCCCGGAGAGCACTGCGTAAGGCGCGGCGAGGGTGATCGTATCACCCGACTTGATGAAATTGGTCATTGCCTTTTCTCCTTATCGTTCTCGAAGTGCGCGGGTCGGTCACCCAACCCGCGCGCTACTGTTTCACTGCCGCAAACTACGCGGTGTTCTTTTGCAGTCCGCGGTGATCGATCGCCGCCGCCGCGAAATCCAAACGCGCCTTGATCTCGATGCCATCAACTTCAAATCCTTGGCGGGTTTCGATGTAGACGCCCTGCTGCCCCTCGAGGTAGCAGTATTCAATCGTGTCGATGGTGCTCGGGTCCGCCGCCGTGTACCAGTTGGTGTCGCCGACGCTGGCCACCGCATCGAGGCGCGGCTCGACGATCGGCACCATCACGCGCACAAACGCCGGGATGTCGGCGGACGAAGCGGTTGCCGCGAGGTTGACCGGGTTGGTCAACTGGACCGCGATGCCCTCCAATGCGGCCGGCACGATCAGATATTTCGGTATTAGATTCAGGATGGTGCCCTTGGGCGCCGTCTGCTTGCGCATCAGCTTGCGGGCCGCCGTGATGTTGGCAACTGCCGTCAGACCGTTGGATGTGGACAGGTTCTTGTGGGTCGCGTGGAACAGCGCGACGTTGTCAGCCATCGCCGCATTCCCGGTGATCACGTTCCACACTGTGTCGCTCTCCAGCGTGGCCGCCGCGATGCCGAGACCGAACGGGATTCGAGTGAGCGCCTGCAGGTCGTCGTTGATCACCACCTTGCGGGTGATCGGAACGATGCCACCCCAGGTGGCCAGCGAGTACGTCTCCTTCGAGTCGCTGAGATAGATCCGGACGAACTCCCCGGCCTCGTTCGTCTGCTGCAGCGCGGCAATGTCGCTCAACTGAACACGGTTCACCGGTTTGAAGTCCGACGCCGACACCTGGCGGCAGAACGGCGTGAAGGTTCGCGGCGCAGCCTCATACGCTTGGCGCAGAGTCTTGTTGGCGACGTTGGCCAGGATGTTGGGGAAGTCGCTGGTCGTCATGGCGCCGCCGACGTCGAAATACTCCGACGCGCCAAACCGGCCCTGCAGCGCGACGCGGGCGATGTCGTTGCGGCTCATCCCGCGAGTCTTCACGCCCCCTGCATCCAGGCAGGTGCGCGCCATTTCGAGCAGCGTCATGCCAGCGTAGTCGCGGCCCTTCTCCTGCACTTCGCGCGGCGCGTTGGGTGTCCCGCGCAGGAACAGGGCGGCCTCCATGCACTCGCGCCGCTTGTCCGTCGCGTCTTCGATGGTCGTGACCGTGCGGCCGGAATCGGCCTGCCGCGAATCTGGCCGATGCTGCTGTTCGATCGCAGCCAGGCTGTCGAGCAGTGCTGCGCTGAACTGATCGGGCGTGTTGCCGTTGTCGATGTACGGTTGCGAGAACGTGGTGCCGAGTTTCTCCAGGAACGGGGTCGCACGCCGATTAATCTCGGCGACACGCACGCGCTCGTTTTTGATTGCCTCGTCGCGCGCCGCGGCGAGCTGCGTTTCATTTACCAGGGCCGTTTCGCCCGTGACCTGTGTCGTTGCTTCCATAACAGGGGTCTCCTTGATTGGGCTGACTGCCCGTGATCCATCCGCCAACTGCTCTGCGGACAAGAACGTCGTGCCCGCATCCGCCGGGATCGGCACGAGTGAAATTTCGAACGGCTCCCAGTCGGTCGCCAGGATCTCCCGGCGCTTCTGGCCGTCCGGTGTGATATCCCGCTTCGCATGAATCGCGACACCGGGGCTGAGATTGGAGAAGATTCCGCTGCGCACGTTCTCCCACAGCGGAGTGCAATCTTCGTTCTGCGAGAACTGCAACGAGGCTTTCCCCAGGGGGCCATCTGCCCACGCCTTCAGCACAACGCCGACCTGGTTGTGCATGTCGCAGGATCCGTGGTTGTTAAGCACGGCCGCGCGGCTATTCAGCCGGTTCAGCCGGCAGCCAGCCATGTCGAGCGTCAGACTGTACTCTTCGCCGGTGCGCCAGTCGATCCGTACCACGGGCGCGCCCGTATACCAGATGCAGTCGATGGTCCGCTGCTTCCCATCCGCGCTGCTGAACGTTGCCGGAACGGCGAACCGCTCGACTTGCTGGCCAGCCGCTTCCTGCTCGCTGGATTCAGTTGGGTCCATCGTTATCTCCTTTTACGATTGATATGTCCGGGTGAACTCGAATCGATTCTTCGATTCCTTCGCCGGTGGCGTATCGGTCCCCGCCGCTGTGGCAACGCCGGTCTGTTCCACGCCCTTGTCGTTCACCTTGCGCGGGTCGCAATCCAGAATGAGGCCGAGACTGTCCATGAGATCGTTAAGTCGCTTGATCTCCAGGAGCTGTTTCTCCGGGTCGTAGCCGTTCTGTGAGATCGCCTCGGACAGCGTCAGTGTGCCTGTCCTGATGCGCTTCAATTCCGACAGCGCATCCTTGAGCGGATCGACGCTTTCGAACTTCTGTGCCGTCCACTGGACTCCGTAATTCGCCTCCGGGACGCGGCCGATGGCGACCAGCACGTCGATAAACCTCCGCCATGTGGGGCGACAGAACATCGGGATCAGCGTCAACCAGCGGAACGCCTCGATCGCGTTGCGGAAGCAGAGCATGCCCGCGCGATACGAGGAGTAGTTGACGTTCGAGAGGTCGCCGGACAGCAACTCATACGGCACATCCACACCCGCGCCCACGCCCTGCAACTCCGCCATCAGGTATTCTCGGTAACCCCCGGTGGCAGCCGGAGAGTTGAACTTGATGTCCTCGCCCGGCTTCAGATACTCGATCATGCCGGGGTACATCCGCTCGAGTGTGTTACCGGTTCTTGGATCGGTCGACCGCGAGCCGATCGGCAGACCACCTGCGCCCTCCGGCCGGGTCACGATCCCCGCCAGGCACGCTTCCGTCTTCTTTCGCAGACGTTCCGCGTCCCTGTAGTCGTCGAGGTCGCGGAGCGCCAGCATCACCGGCGCCAGCCACGGAACACCGCGAACCTGTCCAGGCCGCAGGATGCGGTAGGTGTGCATGACTTGGTCGGCTGGAACCGGCCTGCTCTGTAGCCCACCCCGCGAGCTCGCTGTGTACAATCCGCCCGGGTGATCGTCGTAGAGCCAGTACGATTCCCGCTGCCCGATCAGATTGAACTGCACGCCCATCACGATCGAGCCGGTCGCAGTGCCCGTCGTGCGCGAGGCGTCGAGGTAGTCTCCCTCCAGCGCCTGGATCTGCAACGGCACACGCAACTTGTCTTTCTGGAGGCGGCTACGAAACCGGATGAGCCCATCGCCGCTCTCTGCCGTGGTCCGGACGACCAAAGACTGCATGCCGTAGAAATCCAACTGCCCGCCCGGATCGCAGTTCTCCGCGAAGTGGGGCCACTCCGCATCGATGATCTTGTCGAGGGCGGCGTCGCCGGTCTTGGCCTGCGGCACGATGCCGGTACCGACCGTATTCGACACCAACTCGTTGACCGCCTTGCTCGCATAGGGATTGTTGCGCAGCAGATCGCGCGACCGGTTCCGCAACGCGACGAGCCCGGCGCCCACCTCTGTGTTCACATCGCCGGCACCGGACACCCATCCATCGGTTCGCCGCCCGGACTTTGCGCCATCATAGGCGAGCGTCACCTGCATCGCCGAGCGGTATTGCGCCCTGCGGTATGCAGCCTCTGGCGCGAACAACGCAATCAGTCTGTCGAGTGCGTTCAATTAGTCCCTGCTGTGACTGGCCAGAGTGAAGCCTGCCGCCGCCGTGGTCTGCCGAGCGGAAAGCTCTGTCTCCGCATCACGGAGCGCCTTATCCACATCCGCAAAGCTGTTGTACTCAACAGCGCGGTCGGTGTACTGGACGCGCTTCACGCCGGAGTACTTGGCGCGCTTCAGTGAATCGATCGCCGCCTGCAGTTCTGTGATTGTCAAAACCAACTCCTCCCCTTCGGCATCCATTCGGAGCGATCGCCGAAGTACGAATCGTTGTCGCCGCGACGAGGCGCCCTGTCCTGCGCGCCAGCACCTTCCAGTTCCGCCCAGTCATCATCGGAGAGCGAGTCGATACCGCAAATGGCCGCTGCCGCGCGGCAAAGAACCGCGAGGTCAAGTGGCTCGTTTCTGATCGACTTGTCGGGTACCCACTCCACCTTGCCGCTCGACCGGATGATCCGCGACTCGGAGCAGAGCCCGCGATAGAAGTCCTGGTCCTTGTAGGCGTAGTGCTGGAACCCGGGCGGGTACGTGCCGTCGTCGGGCAGCACGATCCGCAGCCAATCGTAGAACTCCTGCTTCGCCCAGTGGGTGCCAATGTGCCAGATCCGGACGTTTTGCCGCTTGCGCGCAGCGTCCGTACTCGACACCGACGCGATCAGTTTCAGGAAGTTCGGCGTGCCCTTCGTCGGCACCACGGTGCGCGGCGCATAGATCCTGTCGCCTGCCGGGCCGTGAGCCGGTTGCGGATGGCGCGCGGCGAAATCGTACACCATCTGCGGCCTGAATCCCGTGTCAATCGCCATCGCCATGATCGGCATGGTCCTGCCCGACTCGTGCGGCCAGTCGGTCGCCAGCAGTTCTTCCAACTCCTGCCAGACTTCCGGCGAGGACGTTTTCAGCGCCTGCCCGGCCTGATCGGGCACCTGAATCACCCGGTAGTCCACCGACCAGGACTCCTTACCCCGCCCATATGCCTTGATCTCCACTTCGAGCCGGTCGTCCTGCACGTCGACGCCAGCCACAAGCAGCGACGCCTTCGCCGGCACGATCCCGAGGGCGTAATCCTCACGCCGCAGGTAGACCTTTTCCCAGTCGGGCGCCGACCCACGTTCTGTCCAGAGTTCCGCCAGCACGGTGTTCAGAAACGCCTTGAGCGTCTCCGTCGAGTGCTTGGCCACCAGGAACTCCGCAGCGATCGTTCCCCAGGAGCGTTTCGGAGAAATGAGCTGGGACACACGAAACCCAGGAATCGGCGATCCTGGATTCTGCGCACGGTACTCGCCGCGCTCCACCATCCAAGACTTCTGGTGGTGCGGGATCTGCTGGTGACAGTTTTCGCAAAGGTATGCGGCATTTTCCGGCTCGCCTTCCGGCCACACAACTCCGCCGCCGGTGCCGTCGCTGAACACCAGGATCTGAAAGTGGTTGCACAACGGGCACGGAACGAAATACTCGCGCTGGTCGCTCGTGTTCCAGGCCTTCTGAATACGACTCTCGCCGTCGATGGTCGGCGTCGAGCACATGACGATCTTCTTGTTGTGCTCGAACTCGCCGGTTCGCTGCATCGCCAGCGACACAGGATCGCCCTCCGATCCCGCGCTCGTGGGATACCTGTCCACCTCGTCCAGCAACAGGTACCGAATCGGACGCATGGCCAGGCCGGACGGCGAGATGGCGCCGGTGAATGTGATGTGCCCGGAACCGTTGGCGAACACCTTGTGCATCGCCGTGTTGTTTGAATCCCGCGACTTCACCGCAGCGAGCTTCCCGCGGAGGGCCGGCGAGTGCCGGAACAACGGCGCGACGCGATCCTTTGAGAGCGCCTTGGCGTCTTCCGATCTCGGCTCCACCGCCAGCGTCGGGCCCGGATCCACGTCCGCGATGTAGCCCAGGAAGTTCACCATCACGCTCGTCTTGAGCATCTGCGCAGCGGACATCAACACGACCTGCTTGCACGGATGCGACGAGCTCAGGACATCCATCGGCTCTCGCTGGTAGGGTCGCGTATGCCATTGGCCCCGTTCCGCCGATCCGGAGCCGGTAAGCACCACATTCTCGTCGGCCCAGTGCGACACGGAGATGTCCCGTGGTGGCAGCAGGGCCTCCGCTCCAACCTGATACATCGAGAATGCTGTGCTCATCAGTAACCGGCGTCCGAGATGGCTTTCGCCATCTTCCGGCGCAGCGCATTCGTTTCGCCTGCGAGTATCCGGTGAATCTCTGCTTCGCTCTTCGCGGCTGCGACCAGCGGTGCCACACGATCCGGGTAGGCCGACAGCGCATCGCCGACGATCGAGGACCAATGCGCCGCATACTCACCGGCCTTGGTGGCCTGGATCAGTTTGCCGGCGCGCTCCTCATACTCCAACTGCGCCGTCTTCGCCTTGAACGTCTCTGTCACCGCGCGAGCCCGCAGATAAGCAGAAACAGGATCGCTCGATGCTTCGGGCGGACCCGGCATGCCCGAACCGCCTCGCGGTGGGGTGCGTGCACTGAGCGGCACCGCCTGCGGTCTGGTTGCCTGGTGCAGAGTCTTGCCCGCGAAAGTGTTCCTTTCCCACTCCTGGTTGGCCCGCTCGGGATCGATGGTCCCGTCCGCGTTCGGCGTGATCCGCTTGCTCGCAATCGCCTTCCGAACCGCGCCCTCGGTACAGCCACGGGCCCGTGCATATGCTCGAATTGAGACGCCCATCAGGTTGACACTGCGAAAACACCGTCAAAGTCGATCTGTGTGTTTAGATTCATTCACTTGCCACACTGCGTACCTGCCGTGCGTACCTGAATAGTCCGCTCTAACAAGTGAGATTGTGCGATGCTTCCACCCGCCGCTCTCGATCGATTCCCAGGTCCCAGAATTTGCCTCGGCGCCGCACGATAGCTATGGAGAGACCCGCCGGATCGGGCCCCCCCATGAATCGCCGCGCCCTAGTCGCAGAGGGGCGGGATGATGATGATAATGGGCATCGAGTCCATAGGATTCGCCTCCTTTCTGACGCTACGTTTGGCCGCCAGTGGCGACGTGTTGCGCCGTGTTGCGTCGCGTGGTGCGGGTCGTTGCCGCAGTGCCATCCATCACCTTGGGTGCATCTGGTGGCCACTGGGAGCACGGGAACATGCAGGGCTCGCCTTGCAACTCTGGCTTCGGCACGAAAGGAGTTCAGAACATGATCAGAATTCCCTTGATCGTGTTCGGCTTCAGAGTGATGAATGGTCATGCAAGGAGCCACCGAGATGAAGAACAGCAAGAAGCAAGCAACCAAGCCGGCCGCCAAGACGAACGCGATGGAAGCAGAGATCGCGCGCATTGCCAGCCAAATCCTGGGCCTGGAAACCCTCGACACCCGGAACGGCGACGGGCTGGACTTCAGCGACCAGGCTGTGTGGACGCTCAAGAGCGCGCTCGAAGCCGCCTACAACGCCGGCATGGCAGCCAAGTAAGCAGATCCACACCGCCCCGAGCCCGGCGACGCGCCGGGCTTTTTCTGTCTCAGCACATCAGCAGAATTCCCTTGATCGTGTGGCGGACCAGAGTGATGAATGGTCGTGCAAGGAGATCAGCAGATGACAGCCACCAAGACCAAACAGACCGCCGCCGCCTGCTACGCGGAGCGCCACACCGAGTGTAAGGACCTGCTCAAGCGCATCGCCAGCCGACTGCAGAAGCACCAGAAAGACCCGACGCAGAAACCAGCCGACTGGGGATACCCCGGCGACCTCGGGCGCGTCGCGGAACAACTGGCCTACGTCCTCGCCAGCCTCGGCGACCGCAGCGCAGTCGACGCGAAAGGACTGGAGTACTAACCATGCAGAAGCAGAACGTGAAGATCGGAAGGACGTACATCGTCAAGGTCAGCAGTACGCTGGCCAAAGTTCGCCTCACCCGCGAACACGCGCGAGGCGGATGGTACGGCACCAACTTGGACACTGGCCGCGAGATCCGCATCCGGACAGCCGCACGCCTCCGCTCGGAGGCTTCTTCGGAGCAGGGAATCAGCTACGACGTGGCGCGCAAGATCATCGACCAGATCGAATTCTGAAACAGGAGACCACCCATGACCACTTTTTCAATAGACACTGACAACAACATCACGGCGTTTGCCGAATACGAAGATGCGCTGAACCACCGCATCGGCTCAACCGAAGGGACGTTCGTCAACGAGAAGGAACTGGCCAAGCTGACCAGCCAATGGCCGATCGGCCGCTTCGTCGACGTCTGGAACGTCTTCGCTGGCGTGGTGCCCTTTGACTCGCTCAAGCCGGTCAAGAAGTTCACGGACCGCAGGACGGCCGTGGCCCGAATCTGGAAGGCTCTCCAGGCACTGACGCCTGCCCCCGCGCAACATCCGGCCCCCGCTGCGCCGAAGAAGGCCAAGGCGGCCAAGGATGCCACATCCAAGGACGCGGCGCCCGCGCCGCGCCAGGGCAGCAAGACGGCCATCGTGCTGGACATGCTGAGGCGCGCAGACGGCGTGACGCTCAAGGACATCATGACCGCGACTGCCTGGCAGGCCCACAGCGTTCGCGGCTTCATCAGCGGAGCGTTAGGCAAAAAGATGGGCATCAACGTCGAGTCCTTCAAGTCCGAGAGCGGCGAGCGCGCGTACCGCATCGGGCGGTAGCAAGCGCGCCACACCGCCGCCGGACTCACGATCCGGCGGCGCTTCTGTTCCGGATCTCTGCCATCAGTAGTTCCAGCCGCGCGTGGACGTTTTCCTCGCGCAAGTGGCACTCCGCAGACCGCACGTACGTGCCATTGATCCGGGTGATGATCCGGTTCTCCAGTTCCGCCAGCTCCTTCCGCACTTCGGCCAGCAGCGCGCGGTTTTGCAGCCCTACATAGGCTCCGATGAGACCTGAGATAAGCGCCACTGCGGGAACCAGTACACTGATCATCTGCTCCACCACTTTCGTCCTCCAGCATCCTGAGTTCGATCGACCGCCGTGCGCCACCTGCCGGTCGTGCTCACGTCCTCGGAGACCCGGCGGTGACCCGCCCGAGTTCAGTTTCCAATCTCAACTGTCGCGCCTGCAGTTCTTTTACGGAAGCCGCAAGTGCCGGAACTTCAGTGTTGAGACTCCGGTGAGCGCGTCGCCACTCCTCGAGGTAGTCGATGACGGTTGCGGCGAAGCTAATGGTGCCCCACAGAACCATGCTGAACATCCAACCGAGCGCAACGTTATGTAACAGATTCGAATCCATACAGATACTCTCCTTTGTGATCAAACTGGCACGTTCAAACAGCCATCGACGCTCTTGTTCGTCTTAACTTCGTCGAATGTCCGGCCGCTGGATTCGAGCGTCGCGGCCTTCCCGCTGAACTCCTGGAACCGCCGGATGATGACATCGCAGTACGTCGGTTCCAACTCCACCAAGCGCGCCTGGCGGCCGGACCTCTCGCACGCAATCAGCGTTGTGCCAGACCCGCCGAACGGATCAAGCACCGTATCCCGGCCCTTGCTGCTGTTCCTGATTGCCCGCTCGACCAGCTCGACCGGCTTCATCGTCGGATGCAGGTCGTTGGTGTGGGGCTTCTTGATGAACCACACATCGCCCTGGTCGCGGGCGCCGCACCAAAAGTGATCCGTGCCTTCCTTCCAGCCGTACAGGATCGGTTCGTACTGGCGCTGGTAGTCGGACCGCCCCAACGTGAAAGTGTTTTTCGCCCAGACTACGAACGTGGACCAGTGCCCGCCCGCCTCGCGGAACACACGCTGCAGCGTGTGGATCTCTGACGAGGACATGCAGACGTAGATCGCGCCCTTGGCGACGGTGAGCATATTCACGCAGGCGTCGCGCAGGAACTGCTCGAAGTCGCCGCCGAGGTTATCGTTTGCGATCGTCCGTTTGGCGCCGGGGCGCTTATCCGCCCCATAGTTCACGTTGTACGGCGGATCGCAAAAGACCATATCGGCCAACCCTCCATCGAGGACCTTTTCGACGTCGGTCATCACCGTTGCATCGCCACACAGGAGCCTGTGTTCGCCAAGAATCCACACGTCACCCGGCACCGTGACTGCGTCGATTTCCGTCTCCGGAACCGCGTCCGGATCGGTCAGACCCTCGTTCGCTCCATCCGGCTCTGCCAGGATCACCGCGAGTTCCTCGTCGGTGAAGCCGACCAGGTCGAGGTTGAACGCGTCTCCCTTTAGCGACTCGAGCTCGACGCGCAGCATGTCATCGTTCCAGCCCGCGTTCAATGCGATTTGATTGTCAGCTAGAACCAGCGCACGCCGCTGTGTCTCTGAGAGGTGGCCCAGGACAATTACCGGCACCACCAGCATTTTCAACTTGCGGGCGGCCAGGAGCCGCGCGTGGCCGGCGAAGATCACGCCGTCAGCGCCAACCAAAATCGGATTTGTCCAGCCAAACTCGACTATGCTAGCGGCGACCTGGGCGATCTGCTCGTCGCTGTGAGTGCGCGCATTTCGGACGTACGGAATGAGCCGTTCGATGGGCCACTGCTCGATTTGGAGATCGATTCTCAAGAGGCCACCCTTTGTTCCGGATCGACTCCGCGCTGCGCAGCCACGTCCGCGAACGAATCGCCGTTGGACTCCAGCATCACGTCGAGACCCAGGCTCATCATGCGCCGCACAATCACGTCGCAGTACCCCGGTGAGATCTCGCAACCGTAGCCGGCCCGACCGAGCACATGCGCCGCCGCCAAGGTTGTGCCGCTGCCCATGAACGGATCGAAAACCACGTCGCCTGCGTCGGAGAACGCCTTCACGAAGAACTCCACCAGCGCGCGCGGGAACGGAGCGGAGTGCGATCCCTGACTCGACTCGCTCTTGACCTCGATCACGTTGCTCGGGCGCGCCAGACCGGTGTGCCGGCCCGCACGGTCCTCGGCTCCCGGTTGTCCGGCAGCCCGCCCGCGCGGTCCAGTACCAAGCAGTCCGCTCCCGGAAGTAGCCTTCGGATTGTCAGGCGAATAGTCGAAGCAGTCGTCTGAGGCGTGACTCACAGCCTCCGCACAGAACTTGATCGCGGGTTGCCGGCAGAAGTGGAATACCGGTTCCCAGGCGTTCTTGAAGCGGTTCGGCCAACCGCCAGGCACGCCGTTATCTGTCTTGCGCCAGCAGAACTGATCCACAAACCGCCAGCCCCACTTGCGCCGGTGGGTAATGACCAGATCCATCACGTACAGGTCTCGTTCCCCTTCGTCCGCGTGCTCCTTGATGTTCAGGAAGAAGGAGCCGTCCGGCGCCAACACCAACTCGACGCCTTCGGCCACAGCCCGAAACCACTCCACGTACTCGTCGGGCTGAATCGGCTTAAAGCCACTGGTGGCGTCGTACTCGCGCTGCGTGGCGTACGGCGGCGACGTGATCGCCACGTTAGCACTGGCGCCTGCCATCAACTTCTCAACGGTGGCCTGGTCCCGGCAGTCGCCGCAGATCAGTCGGTGCGGCCCGATCAACCACACGTCCCCGGCAATCGTAACCGGCTGCGCAGGAGGTTCGGGAACCGCTTCCTCCTCGACGTGCGCGGCACCCTCCGGCTTGTCGACGGCCAGCAGTGCGACGAGCTCCTCGTCGGAGAACCCAACCACGGTCAGGTCGAAGCCGTCCACCTCGAGCGACGCTATCTCCTCGCGGAGCATTACCTCATCCCACCCGGCGTTGAGCGCGAGCTTGTTGTCGGCGATCACTAGGGCCCGGCGCTGCGTCGGCGTCAGGTGGGCCAGCGCGATCACCGGCACCTCATCCATGCCCAACTTGAGAGCAGCGAGGAGACGGGCATGGCCCGCGATCACTCCGCCGCCGGAGTCCACTAGGATCGGAGACGTCCACCCGAACTCCTTGATGCTGGCCGCCACCTGTGCCACCTGCTCGTCGGAATGCGTCCGTGAGTTTCGGGCGCATCGCTGCAGGCTGCCTACAGGTCGCAATTCGATCCGGAGCTGGGAGAGATCGATCATTGGGTTACGAAGAAGTGCAAGAACTGGGCGGCTGAAGCATTCGTCCCTGCACCTGCCGGATTTGGCCACGCATTCGCCCCCACATGGGCTGTGTCGCGCTGTCCGCCTCCGGATTGGGTGGTTGGCCTATCGGCCGCCCGAGGCGTGTCTGCCTGCCGCCGAACGCACCGCGGACGCGAGCGAGGTACCGGCCACCGATCTGTCTTCGACGTTTCATGGGACGAGGCAATCCTTAAGAACCTGCTGGAAGACACCCCGCGTGTTCACCAGCACGCCGTCCTCGTCGCGGCGATCCAGACACCGCAGTTTCCAGCAGCGCCCGTGCTGCAGCCTCTCGATGACGCTGTACTTGGTGCTCAGCCGTGCCTGTGTCTGAATGGGGTTACTGCCATCCGGGCTCTGCAGCCAGATGGCTCTGAGATGCCCCTTCCTACCCCACGACGGCTTCACATATCCGCCATCGATCAATCGTTGGGCCGCCTCGTAGGTGCGGGAACCAAGCGATGAGCCATCTGGCGCGTAGTAGGGGATCTGCCGTTCAATTTGCAT